GGCGCTCTACAGCGCAAGTTAAACGAATTTCAATCTACTTCACCTGCCGGTGGTAATCAACCATCCGCAAACGAAGTAGCTGAAGCCATGAAGACCCCCGAAGCTTGGGCGTCTTTTAATGAAGAGTATCCTGACATTCACGACGCGATTGAGTCCCGTCTTGAGGTGGAAAGGAGCCAAAACCAAGAAACAATGAATCGAGCGCTTCAACCTCTGCGAGCAGCGGAAGAAGAGCGCCACGTTAGCAACCAGTACGCCGCCTTAGAGGCCGCTCATACTGATTGGAAAGACGTGGTGAAAAGCGAATCTTTTGTTGATTGGCTGCAAGAACAACCTAACGCGATACAGCAGTTATCGAATAGTAATGACGCTTTTGAAGCCTCTAAGCTAATCGACTACTACAAGCTGAGTCAGCCGCAGGGAGAGATTGCAACAACTTCAACCGTCACAAGTATTCAGCAAAAGCGAGCTAAGCAATTAGAAGACGCTGCTGGGGTTCGATCTAAGCCAGGGCCAGGGGCCACTGGAGTAATCCCACCAGATGATTTCGACACTGCGTTTGAAATGTTTGCTGCTGATAATCGCTAGTTAAATTATTAGGAGGCCATCATGGCTAACACAGAATATGGTGATATTTCACCACGTACCGCAGCATTTGCTGCTAAAGAAATGCTCAAGCGCGGCATTCCATACTTAGTATTAGAGAAGTTCGGTCAGGCACGTCCTTTGGCCAGCAAGTCTTCAAAAGTACAAAAGTTCCGTCGCTACAACAGCTTGGCGCTAGCCACTACCGCATTGACTGAGGGCGTAACGCCAACAGCAAAGCAGTTAGCTGCAACCGACGTTACTGCCACCCTACAACAGTATGGTGACTTAGTAACAATCAGTGACGTTATCATCGACACTCACGAAGATCCCGTCTTGCGTGAAGCTGCTGAAGTGTTAGGTGAGCAAGCTGCACAATCTGTTGAGACTGTTCGTTTTAACGTATTGAAAGCGGGTACTAACGTACAGTACGCAAACGGTTCTGCGCGTAACGCTGTAAACACTGAGATGACTTTGGCCGACCAGCGTAAAGCGACTCGTACTTTGAAACGTCAGAATGCACGTCAAATTACTTCAGTAGTACGAAGCACACCTTCTTACGGCACTGAAGCTGTTGCACCTTCGTTTATCGGTTTGATTCACCCTGATATGGACGCAGTAATTCGCGGCTTTGCTGGGTTTGTTCCTACTGAGAAGTATGGTCAATTAACTCCACATGAAGGCGAGATTGGTAAGGTAGAGGACGTTCGTTATATGTGTTCTACGATCTTCTCATCAATCGCCAACGGTGGCGCAACTAAGGGTGCAATGATCTCAACCGCTGGTTCGGTTGCTGACGTATACACCACGTTGATTGTAGGCCGTGACGCTTACGGTATCGTCCCACTTAAGGGTGGCGCTAGCCTAAGCCCAGCCGTGGTTAACCCCAAGCCTTCCGATAGCGATCCATTGGCCCAACGTGGTCATGTTAGCTGGAAGTCGATGCAAACAGCAGTAATTCTAAACGACGCCTTTATGGTTCGTATTGAGTCCGCTGTAACTGACTAACCTCTAGGTTAGTTTTCCCCAAAGGGCGCCCTAATCGGCGCCCTTTTTTTATGGAGTAAATAAATGACTGAAGTAGATACCGTTGAGGTTACTAACGAAAAGCCAGCCGCTAAAAAGCGGAGCGCTACTAAACCCAGCCGTGTAAAAGTGATCTTCCACAATCAGGATGGCGATCTAGGTAAAGGTGATATTTTTGTATCTGTAAATGGCTATGCCTACCAGATCAAACGTAACGAGCCTGTAGCTTTGCCCCCCGAAGTTATTGAAGTGATCGACAACGCGGTCATCACAAATACTGAGCGAGTAGACGGAGTTGATACAACCCGTGACTTGCAACGTTTCCCCTACTCATTGGCGGGTTAAACTTTGAACTATCTGGCACTTTGCGACAAGCTGTTAAAAGAAACAGGACTTAGCGATCAGGGCGTGGCTTCTGTTGTTGGCCAAACTGGTCTTAACAAGAAGTCTGTTGATTGGATTAACCGAGCTTGGACTGAAATACAGAATCTCTATGATTGGGATTTCTCTTGGAAGACAGGATCTTTTAACACAGTAAATGGCCAACAAAACTATGATCCAGTAGATAACTTGGCGCTATCGCCAGCTTTAGGTAAGTGGATCACAAGTTCTGTACGCATCACGGACAGTAATGGGACGGGGTACTTAACCTTCGTTCCTTGGGCCACATGGTCGCGTACTACATTTTTAAGCGGGAAGCCTAACAGCTTCACGATTCAACCAGACAATCAAATATCGTTTAATACATTGCCCGACGCAGTGTATACGATTTACTTTGATTATTACCGGACTCCACAACAGCTATCTACAAACACAGACGAACTGTTGTTAGCAGAGCAGTATCACGACGCTGTACTTTATAAAGCCATACTTTATGTAGCGGCTGAGCAAGATGCTCCTGAGTTATATCAAGACGCCCAAGCCCAGTTAAACGCAAGGCTATTTTCTATGGGCAACAGTTTTTTACCTACAATTACTTTAGCTGAAAGGCCGGTGGCTTAACGATGGCAGTTCAATCCCAAGCATGGCCTCTTGGCGGCGGTCTTGATCTTGTAAGCCCTGCGATTCAGCTTAGTGCTGGAAATGCGATCTTAGCTCAAAACTACGAGTGTTCCATGAATGGTGGATACCGCCGCGCAGATGGGTACAAGATTTTTGATGGTCGCACGTCTGGCACATCTTTAGTAGTACCTGGCAGTGGCCCCATTAGGGGTGTTTGGGAATACGGGGGTGTGGTATACGCATTCCGCAATAACGCTAACGGTTCGGCTGGTGTTATGCACAAATCAACTACCAGTGGGTGGGCTGTTGTTTCGACCCCAACCCTTGCCGCTGGTGGAGACTACGAGTTTGTAAACCATAACTTTGGGGGCCACTCTAGCACTCAAAATATGTATGGGTGCAATGGTGTAAACAAAGCGTTTCAGTTCAATGGAACAACACTAACACTGCTCAACACTGGCATGACGACGGATACACCATCCCATATTGGTGTGCATAAAAACCATTTGTTCCTGTCTTTTTCTGGCGGTTCAGTACAGCACAGCGGAACGGGTAATCCAACGAGTTGGACGTTAGTGACTGGGGCGGGTGAAATTAGTATTGGTTCCGAAGTGACTGGCTTAAACAGTATGCAAGGTAACTCTCTAGCAATTACTGGCCTTAAACAAGTCTCAGTTCTATATGGAACTTCTGTTTCAAATTGGGATTTAAAGTCTTATTCTCCAGCCATCGGAGCGACAAGTAAGACCCACGCACAGATGGACTCAGACCTTTATTATTTTAATGGAGATGATCTAAGCAGCCTGACAGCGACACAAGCCTTCGGTGACTTTGAGTCTGCCAGTGTTTCATCTCTTGTTAAACCCTTTTTAGACGCTCGTAAAAATAGCACTGTCGGTGCGACAGTGAACCGAGATAAAAATCAATACCGTTTGTTCTTCAATGATAAGACTGTATTAGTTGGAACTATTATTAACCGACAGATCGTAGGTTTTAGCACTTGGCTGTTACTACATACCCCAAGCTTTGTCACAGAAGGTTACATGGGATGCACTGATGGCAGCGTAATGCTCATGGATAGTGGAACGTCTTTCAATGGCACAGCTATTCAGTCCTTTTTGCGTCTTCCTTTTACTAACTTAAATAGCCCCCACAAGAAAAAGCGCTTCCGTAAAGCAACACTAGAGTTAGAAGCGGGGAGTCAAGCAACGTTAAATTACTTGGCAGACTACGATTATGGTACTGGCGGCTCGTCTTCAAGCGCATCAACTACTGTTTATGGCGGCGGCGGGTTTTGGGACGTGGCATCGTGGAACAACTTTGTTTGGTCTAGCGCCGTAGTGGCGTCAGCAGAAGCTTATTTAAACGGCAGTGGCAGAAACATAAGTTTATTAATTCAACACACTAGCGCCACTGACCCCTCCTTTACGTTGCAGGGCGTACAACTGAACTACTCTTTACGAGGCTTAAATAGATGAGTAACACTTTTACCAAACCTTCAGACCTTATATCGGGTACTACCGCCCGTGCAGAAGATATTAACAATCGTATTGACGCCACCGAAGCGGGTTTCGATAGCGTTGAAGTTATTACTAACCGTACGATTAAACTTCCTGCCGGTACTAACGGCGATCAGCTTATTTCTGAGTCCGCAGCAAACCGAGCTAATAAAGAAGTTGGCTTTGACGCCCAGGGTGCGCTAGCGCTTATTAACTCTGCTTTTAAATGGAAAGGCAACTGGGCAACAAATACCGCGTATATTAAAAACGATACGGTGCGTGATAGCAGCACCAAGAATATATATGCAGTTGTTGTGGATCACACCTCTGGAACTTTATCGTCAGATATTTCTGCATCAAAATTACAATTAGCAATTAACGTTGCTGACGTAGAAACAGCTAAGACTGCTGCTGAAACTGCCAGAAATCTAGCCCAAGACTGGGCAGAGAAAACAAACGGAGTAGTTACAGGAAGTAGTTACTCTGCAAAGCACTGGGCAACTACTGGCACAGTCGCAACCGTTAGCTCAGCGATAGCTAACGTAAACACTGCGGCTGGCAGCATTGCTAATGTAAATACTGTTGCTGGCGCAATTTCTAACGTAAACACTGCCGCTGGCGCAATCTCTAACGTAAACACTGTCGCTGGCGCAATCTCTAACGTAAACACTGTTGCTGGAAGGAATGCTCAAATAGGGTTGCTGGGTACATCTGACGCTGTTGCCGACATGAACACCCTTGGCACAGCAGACGTTGTGTCTGACATGAACACCCTTGGCACAGCAGACGTTGTGTCTGACATGAACACTCTTGGAACATCTGACGTTGTGTCGGATATGAACACGCTTGCTGGTATATCGTCGAACATTACAACCGCCGCCGGCATATCGTCGAACATTACAACTGCCGCTGGCATCTCAGCGAACATTACTACAGTTGCAGGAAAACAAGCCCAGATAACTTTACTTGGTACGTCTGACGCTGTTGCCGATATGAACACGCTTGCCACATCTGATGTTGTGTCTGATATGAACACGCTTGGAACATCTGACGTTGTGTCGGATATGAACACCCTTGGCACAGCAGACGTTGTGTCTGACATGAACACTTTGGGTACATCAAGCAATGTATCCAACATGAACACCCTTGCTGGTATCTCGTCTAACATTACAACTGTTGCGGGAATATCTTCTGCTGTAACCACCGCAGCTAATAACACATCCGCAATCCAAGCCGCACCTGGTCACGCTTCGACCGCAAGCACTCAAGCTGGTATTGCCACCACGAAAGCTGGCATTGCCAC